GTGACTGACGCTCAGGCCCTGTTCTCCCATTACCGTCAGGTTAAAAACCCGAATCCGGAATTCACGCCGCGAGAGGGGAAAAAGACCCTGCCGTTCTGCCGTAAGCTGATGGCGAAAGCCGAAGGCTTCACGTCCCGTTTTGACTTTTCCATCCATGTGGCGTTCTTGCGCTCGCTGGGTAAACGTCACCGGATGCCGCCACTGTTGCGCCGCCGGGCCATCGATGCCCTGCTCCAGGGGCTGTGCTTCCACTATGACCCGCTGGCCAACCGCGTTCAGCGCTCCATCACCAATCTGGCCATCGAGTGCGGTCTCGCCACCGAGTCGAAAAGCGGCAATCTGTCCATCACCCGCGCCACGCGGGCGCTGACGTTTATGGCGGAGCTGGGGCTGATTACCTATCAGACCGAGTATGACCCGCAGATTGGCTGCAATATCCCGACCGATATCACCTTCACGCCGGCACTGTTCTCCGCGCTCGACGTCTCTGACGTGGCCGTTGTGGCCGCGAGGCGCAGCCGCGTTGAATGGGAAAATCAGCAGCGTCAGAAGCAGAGTCTGAAGCCGCTGGAGATGGACGAGTTGATAGCGAAGGCCTGGCGGTTTGTGCGCGAACGGTTCCGCAGCTACCAGTCCGAACGTAAACAGCATGGCCTGAAACGCGCCCGTGCACGTCGTGACTCGGACAGAACCCGTAAGGACATTGTGACCCTGGTGAAGCAACAGCTGACGCGGGAATACGCCAGAGGGCGTTTCGTCGGCGACAGGGATGCTCTCGAGCGTGAGCTGGAGCGGCGCGTGAAAGAGCGCATGCTGATGTCGCGTGGTAACAACTACACGCGGCTGGCCACCGCCCCCATATAACCCTTCCTGTGTGAAAAATCCGGCAGGCGCCGGAGGGTTTCGCACGTCTGCAGTCCCCCGTTGACGGTTTTCTGCACGACATTACGGCCGTCCTTCCTGACATTCACTCCATTTCGCCATCAGAATGGCCAGAAATTGCCTCGCCAGCATCATTTCCTGTCGCTGAATTCAGTTACCCACAAATAACTGCAAGGGACCTTTCCATAAGGTTACAACCGTTATGCTTACAGAGCGCCAGCCGACCTGATTTCAAAGTGCGTGGTTTCCTTTAAAAACCTGCTCTGTACTTCTTTTAAATATCTTTTATTTAATTCATATAAATATATAACCTGTTCGTCGCCTGACCTGTGGACAGGCTCCTGAAAATGCCCGCCCTTGCAGCGGACTCACGTCCGCGCCGGTTCGGAAACTGCATAGGTTGGTCCCGTCGCTTCGCAACGGGCGCTGTCGCGAGAATATAGTTACAACATACAAAACAATCAGAACGGCAGACCGTGCACAACGGCAACACCTGAGCCGGGACCCACCACTGAAAAGCGAGGCCGCCCCGGCCCGGAGGGCCGGAAAAACGTCGCTTTTAATGATGGATGTTGTAACTAGATTCTGAGTGGCTGTGAGTAGTGTCGCTGGGAGGTTAGAGTACACGCCCGTAAGCGGCCCTGACGGCCCGCTAACGCGGAGATACGCCCCGACTGCGGCGAAGCCTTGTCGTGTCCACTCCGACAGCGCACAAAGGCTTCTGTATCGCTTTCTACGGGTTTTAGCCTGACAGGGCGAAGGGATGGATTGGTGAAACCTGTCAAAAACGTAACCGGCTACGCCGGGCTACGGCGCCATTCACTCACTGAGCCATATTCAACGCCCGCTGGCGCCTCCATGACGCTTCGCGTCATTCAGTGGACCGGCTGCGCACTGCTCGCCAGTCCGGTATGCATATGATATAAGCGATTGTGTTTATAAATACTTCTGTGGATATTGTTATGCTGCTGATCGACTACATTCACAGCGTGTACGGAACGGCGCGCGGAGACCTGCGCAATCTACAAGCCCATATCACGCCGCTTCAGGATACCGTCGGCGGTCGCCGCCGGGGCTGGCGTGTTTCTCTCTGACGACCTGCGTGAATGTGTTTCGTCACTGGCCACCGCACAGGACGTGACAACTGATGCCATGCTGAATGCCCTGGTGGAGCGCGAGGAACTGTGCCGTAAACTGTCCCTTCAGACGGATAATGGTGACGCTGTGCCTGGACAGCAGATTGCCGGCATTGTCAGTCGGTACTTTTCAGCACTGTCTGAGCGCAGTGAAACCGCTGCCTGGTACAGGGGGCCGGAAGGGCTGGTCCGGGAACTGACTGAATCCGGCCTGCTGTCATTCCACTCCGGTAATAATGCCGGGAGCCGCCAGCTGAACATTCCCCGCACCGCGTATTACTGGTACGGCGGTTTTATCGCAAAGCGAGCGGCCATGATGCCGGGCTGCTACGATATCTACCTGTGGAACGAAATGATGCGGCCGGACAGCGACGTGGTCTCTGCGGGTGATGCGCGCTACGTCATCGCCTGCTACTTCATATGTCAGCAGATATGCCGACTGCTGAAAGCCGTGAGGCTGAACTGGCGTAAGCAGCAGGGGGCGTGGGGAAGCCGGGCAGAGCTGGATGAGGCTGCGCACCGGTACAAGCAGCGGCTGCGCGGACGGGATAATGGTGCCAGGTCGACTTCAGTCAGACCTGGCATTTTCATGACGGTATTACGGTCAATGCCGTTCTGCAGCATTTTCGGCTGTTTTCATCCGGCGTAAGATATAACCTGTACTGCAGCCACATATCCATCATTGAAGGGTATTTGGACGAACCAAAAACGTATGGCCAGACAAATGAAGTTAAGCCAGTTTCCATGGCTTAACTTTCAATTTTACCTTTCTGGATAGCTAAACGTATCTCCGGCATTCACCGTGAATTGTGATCCTGAGGGAATAAAGGCAATTCCTTTCTCGTCAGTTTTTACACTTTTTTCATTGTAGCGAATAACAGCATTCTGGACAGGGCGCGTATCACCGTTAATCGATGCGGTAACGGTTATCTTTATTTGTCCGTCAACTTCACTACTGGTAATCGTTAATGGTGCTTTGCCTGGAAGAGCATCGTAGCATGGGCCAATAACCGGTAATGCCGGCGCCTTAACACCATCGTAAATGGTTTCCCATGAGCCGGTACCGTCAGTCATATCGGCAACCATGCTTCCTGTGTGTTTACCGCTCAATTTAATATTAATCTTTATTGTCGAATGTCCCCCTGGCGAAGAAATCCCCATATGCGAGGACATTTTGCCATTAACGAAAGTACTTCCGTCATCACTGAAATTATCATAGTTGACGGTTACATTGCCGGACAGAATTCCCAGAATGCCGGAATAGGTTACTGTAGCCGATCCGCTATTCTTCCCGGGGACAGTCTGTTTGTTATTAAGTCCATGGAAATGCCCTTTCCAGTCTTTAACCGAGGGGGCCCAGTCACCAATGATAACAGGGCTTACAGGAACTTTTATTCCGGAGGGACGATCAATGCTGGCAATAACAATCTCATTATCCATCATTCCCTTTGTTTTCATTGATTCAGGATAATCATCCGGTACAGGTTCACGATTTCGCCCCTGGAGAAGTACCCTGGTAGAATCAGGAGACCAGAAAGCCTGGCCAGAAAGATTATTGCCCGGAACCTGATTTCCGCCTTTTTCGTAGGTCATAAGTGGTTGTCCGACGAGACTTCCCTGCTTATCACCTTCTGCCGGAAGTAACCATGGAGACAGGTCACACTGAAATCCTGGCCATGACCCGATATAGTTAACGAGCACATTCCTCATCAGAGGAAGTCCCATAAATCCCCTTAGCTGAGGAATGCCGGATATGGTGTCCATACGATGACGGGTACGCCAGGAATAAAGCGCATACATGTTGCCATCCGGGGAAATGGCCCCATCTTCATCCCAGTCAGGATTGGAAGTAAGGCGGGTTGTTGCACCTGTTTCAAGGTTAACCTTCATGCTGTCGACGTTTTGGTTCAGTTCACTGACAAAAATTGCAGATTTGCCACCATCGGCAAAAGATTTCAGCTCCCACAACTGACTGGCATAATCAAGCCTGTCGGTGTCTGAACTTCCTGTTCCCGAGGGGCCGACTGGCGTAATGACCTTCATATCCGTGACTGTATATTTATCGTTTTCTCTTGTTAGTTTACCGGCTACGACCGCCGTTCCGTCCTGCCGTATGTCCATCCATGCAACGGTATTACCATCGGGGGATAAATGCCATGTTCTTCTTTGCAGCGGTGGATAGGGGCCTGTTTTATCACCGGACATATCTACCGGAATAAATTTTGCCAAGCCACAATCTGTAATTGTACCAGAGCATTCCATGATATAAGCATCAAATGTGTTGATATCATCAGAACCATTTGGTGGTGCATCTGATAACTCTTTTTTAGAAATGAATACCCTCTTCATGTCCGGAAATACATAGGTAAACCCGGAGTCTAATACCTCAGGAAATTGCATGTTACAGGTAATACATCTCACCTGAGAACCTGCAACATCTGACAGCCAAATATTGCTGTCCAGCTGATTCTGAAAAAGGATATATTTTCCATCAGGTGCGTAAGTCGGTAACCATGGATAGACCTTTTCAGGCACCTTGATTTTATGGACGGTGACCGGGTAAAACGGCGGTATAGCCGCAAGCCCTTGCGAAGCCACTCCCCCTGAAAGAGAAATGGATAATAACAATGCGATCTTATTGCATTTCATTTGAATAACCTTATCTGTGATTAATGAGTCTAAGCGTGTAATACTTAATTACGTACACCAATTAGTAGGAAACCGTGTGCGAAACTGACGGTTCTGGACACTATCAGGCCGCCAGCGCCAGCCGTTGATCCATATTCCGCTCAATACGGCCATACGGATTATCATGGTGGTATATCAGTCGTGTCAGACCACGCCAGTCTTCTTCCGTCATTCGCTGCTGCCAAACCGGCTCTGCCAGCACATTCTGAATCAACAAGGTATTGATACAGACCAGAAGGACATTCTCCAGACTGGGCCTTCCGGGATCAGCGTTGAGGCCGCTGAATGTGGCTTCGTTTACCCGGGCAGTGCCAGGCTCTTCGGTTGACAGTAGATGATTGATGGCAACTTTACTGTCGAGTGAAAGTCGGGTAAATATGGTGTCTGGTTGCTTTGATTCGAACTGGCGTACGGCTGAACGTATAATCGGAACCAGGAGCCCGGTAGCTGGTCGTTCAATCAGCAGTTCCTGACAACAGTCAGGATCAAGTTCGTTTCCGCGTACCGCCTGCGGAATTAACGGGAGGATAAATTCGGTTAACCAGGCTTTAAGTCGTGCGATGTCAGCTTTACTGGGGAGTCTGACACCCAGATAGCGACGAATATGTTGTCGGTGTCGCTGAGCCTGCCGTCCCTGAAACGGATAATTTTCAGGGGATACGGAAGTGCATCCGACCCGCTCAGCAATAGTGTGCACAATGCCAGAAGGGAAATCGTGTACAGGATCGGGATAATGGCCCTGAACCTGTCGGAATTTTAGTTGAAGGGCAAATCCCGGACGTCCGGGATCGGTCATCCAGGACAACAGGAACAGCTTATCAGCAAGCAAACGCCGCTCGTCCCTGTCATCAAAAACCTTCCCCTGTGACAACATCTCAACTCCCTGAATCATCCATGGGTAATCACTATGGCAACAATTTCACAGGCGAGTTATTTTTACTCGGATCCAGATCAAAAAAGTCAGATGTCGCATTTTGCAGCCTCGCTCCCTCCAGGCCAGTTACAACGGCCATGATTATTCCCCTGTAATATTTTTGCTCCCCCATGATGTTACGGAAGATGGATACAGTAGCAATATCGAGGGTAAGCCCCTTTCATCCGTTAAGCCATATTTTCTTCCTCGTACTATCAGATCCTTAAAAAAATGCAAATCAATGGCTTAAAAATAAAGTAACAATGTGTAATTTGGTTGGCCGATCAATGCTTCTGAATTGATAGACTAAAGCTATCAAAGTAACCATGACTGATCGATAATAACCATTTCTACTGAACGGGTTTAAAGCGTATTGTCATTTTTCAGAGACGAAATGACCCCAGGTGAGTGTCGCCATCCGGTATTTAGCCGGAACTCACTTAAAGCGTCATGACTTTATGGGATTGTTCACTACTTCCATGCGATTAACGCCGGGATCAGGATGGAGATGAGGTCAATGCGCGTAGCGTTTTTTGGGGGAATTGTCTTCGTCATGGCCGCTTTTTCCTGGTCAGCCCGATATTATTATCAGCAGTCTGTCAGATGGCAGGAAAAAGCAAGCGAAGCCAGTTCAGCAGTCAGACGATATGAAGTTCAGTTAAAAGTGCTGCAACGTCAGCAGCGCAGGCTTGCAGAATTAGATGAACACTACACGGAGAAAATCAATGAAGCTGTTCAGGAAAACAGGACTCTGCGTACTCAGCTTGCCCGTGGCCATCGCAGGATGCTCGTCTCCGGAAAAAACACCTGTTCAGACCGGGCATCTTCCTCAACCCGCAGCCTGGGCGATGATGGCACCCTCGAACTCTCTGCAGATGCTGGACAGCGTATTCTTTCTGTCCGGGAAGGCATCATCCGGGACCAGCAAAAAGTGATGTATCTTCAGCGCTATATTCGTCAGTTTTGTTTGCCTGAGCAGGAGTAAGAAGAGAAAGCTGTTGCATTATGTAGTACGCGCCCATTATCACGATCCGATTTACGCAGGTTTATAATATTAACAAAAATGGGAGTGCTGATGATGATATTTACTTTACCCAAACCGCTGCCTGATAATGACCGCGTTTTCTCGTGGCTGGTTGTAGGCGGGTTCTCCGCCTGGGGCGGTATTGTCCGGTACCTGATGGAAAACAGGGCCTCCGGAAAAGCGTTTTCATGGCATGAGGTTCTCAGTCAGGTCGTGATTTCCGGGTTTACGGGGTTTTTAGCCGGGGTGTATGGTTATGAGCAGGGGTACAGTGAATTTATGGTCATGGTCTTCTCCGGATTAGGGGGATCACTGGGTGGCCATTTACTGGACCTGTTATGGAAGCGATTTGCCCGTTCATTAGAAAAAGAAAATAGCTTTAAACACTAGCTAAAGTAACAGGCCGCCTCAAAGGCAGGATTTATTTCAGGATGTGCGGACAGGTAAAGTTAAAAACATGTGTCACTGATGTTCAGGTCTCAGTGTTTATACATGGTGCGCTGTAAAGAGACGCACAGATTTTACTGTTTTATTAATGCAGGCCGGTGGTTCAGGGGCGATAACATCTGAAGCTCCTGAAAGGTTTCCTTTGTATACCGGACCCGGGCGGCGCATATATTCTTTGCTGAATAAGGAACTGGCATAATTCTCCTTAATCTGCTTTTGTCAAAAAATGGACTGAAGCGTGGCCGTAGCTGGCATTGTTATATTTTAATTCCCCTGTTTTTTCTTTTTTCGCGGGGGAATACGCAAGAGGTTGCAGTGGTTTGCATTATCGTGATGTTTGTATTGCTCATTTTGTCAAATACAGGGAGGGGGTGTGGTGCCATATCAGCAATTCCGTTCTGTCCTGGCTGTCAGCGGTCAGATAAGCCTGCAAACCTGGAGGTTGCCATGAAAACCGGCATGAATGGTCTTCATCTCATCACAGAATATGAGGGGCTGAGGCTTCAGGCCTATAAATGCCCGGCAGATATATGGACCATTGGTTACGGGCATACCGCCGGTGTCAGCGCAAATGATGTCATCACCGAAGAAGAGGCGCTATTTTTTCTGCGTCAGGATGTGGCTGAGACTGAGCAGGCGGTTAATCAGTATGTGCATGTTCCGCTTACGCAAAATCAGTTTGATGCGCTTGTTTCTTTTACTTTCAATGTGGGCGTCGGGAATTTCCGGACCTCAACGCTCCTGAAAAAACTCAATGCCGGGGATGATGACGGCGCGGCCCGGGAATTTGGGCGTTGGATCCATGCCGGCGGTAAAACACTGCCCGGTCTGGTGCGCAGAAGAGAGGCCGAACGCGCCCTCTTTCTGAAATAAGCAGCACAGTCAGACGTATTTCTTTATTTATAAGCATGAAAAAACAACTGGTGTAAATCAGGGGCGGTAGCATGCTTTTTTCCAGGGGAATACCGGGTTAATTAATCCATACACCATGCAGATAATTTCACCGGAATTATTTGCACTCATTATCCATTGTAAAAAGAAGGATTGTATTCATGGCTATTACCGCAGATGACATTGCAGTGCAGTATCCCATTCCGACCTATCGTTTTATTGTGACCCTGGGCGATGAACAGGTGCCGTTTACCAGCGCGTCCGGTCTGGACATTAATTTTGACACTATTGAATACCGTGACGGGACCGGCAACTGGTACAAAATGCCCGGCCAGCGACAGGTGCCTAATATCACGCTGAGTAAAGGCGTATTTCCGGGTAAAAACGCGATGTATGAGTGGATTAATTCCATTCAGCTCAATCAGGTTGAAAAGAAAGACATCATGATCAGCCTGACCAATGAAGGCGGCACGGAAGTGCTGGTCAGCTGGAATGTGAGCAACGCCTTCCCGACCTCCCTGACTTCCCCGTCATTCGATGCAACCAGTAACGAAATCGCGGTACAGCAAATCACGCTCATGGCCGATCGCGTGACCATTCAGACTGCCTAACCAGGAGGACATGTTGCCATGACAGTGACAACCACTTACCCCGGCGTTTATCTCAGTGAAGATGCCGTATCGGGCTTTTCGGTCAACAGTGTCGCCACCGCGGTGCCCCTGTTTGCGTACGACAGTAAAAGTGCCGTTACCACGAATAAACCGGTTCTGGTTTTTCGCAACTGGGCAGAATTTACCACCCAGTACCCTAAGCCTCTGAAAGACGCTTTTTATACCAGCCTGAGCCTGTGGTTTATGCACGGCGGTGGTAAATGTTATCTGGTGAACCAAACCAGTATCGCCGACACGGTTGCACAATACGATGATATTACGCTGATTGTTGCCGCAGGGACGGATACCACTACAGCGACCACTGTTTATGATGCCTTCAACACGGTGGTGAATCAGGGCTACCGCATCTTTGGCCTGTTTGACGGCCCGAAAGAGAAAATTGCCGGCACAGCTAAGCCCGATGAGGTCATGAAAGCATATCCTGCCTCCCCGTATGGCGCGGTGTTTTACCCGTGGTGCACCCTGGCATCGGGTACGGCGGTGCCGCCGAGCGCTGTCGCTGCGGCTGCCATCGCCCGGACCGACAGTACGCGTGGCGTGTGGAAAGCGCCGGCCAACCAGGTCGTGAATGGCGTTACCCCGGCGTTCCCCGTCAGCGATGATTTTCAGGGCACGTATAACCAGGGCAAGGCGCTGAACATGATCCGCACGTTCCCGGGCCAGGGCACCGTGGTGTGGGGCGCCCGCACGCTGGAGGACAGCGATAACTGGCGCTATATCCCGGTGCGCCGTCTGTTCAACTCGGTTGAACGGGATATTCAAAAAGCCCTGAATAAACTGGTGTTTGAACCCAACAGCCAGCCGACCTGGCAGCGCGTCACAGCCGCCGTAGACAGTTATCTGCACGGTCTGTGGCAGCAGGGCGCACTGGCCGGTAATACCCCCGCTGAAGCCTGGTTTGTTCAGGTCGGTAAAGATCTCACCATGACTCAGGAAGAGATCAATCAGGGGAAGATGATCATCAAAATCGGCCTGGCCGCGGTTCGCCCGGCAGAATTCATCATCCTGCAGTTCAGCCAGGATATCGCGCAATAATTCACTGAAGGAAAAGAACATGCCTGAAGATACAACTGTACCGGGTGTTTATATTGAAGAAGATGCCTCGCCGGCGATGTCGGTGAGCACGGGAGCGACCGCCGTGCCGTTATTTGTCGCGCGTTTTACCCCGTCCGATAAAAAACTGGCGGGCGTTATCACCCGCATCGGCAGCTGGCTGGACTATACCACTCTGTTTGACAGCAACGTGCCCTCTTCCGCCACTGTTACCGTAGAGTCTACGGAGGTCCCTCCGCCTCCGGCAAGCGACGCGCCGGAAACGGCGCCTTCTGAAGCGGCAGTACGCGACGGTGGGGCGACGACAACATATTCCTGGCAGATTACCGGTACTGCAGTCGAGGATCACAGCGCCTCCGTCGCCCTGCGGCTCTATTTCCAGAACGGCGGTGGCCCTTGCTACCTCTGTCCGCTGGAAAAGGCAGACGATCAAGACGCACTGGCCGCGCTGCCGGGCCTTATCGATGAAGTGGGGGCGATCACGCTGCTGGCCTGTCCGGAGCCCGATGAGGCTTACCGCACGGCGGTGTATGGTGCGCTGGCTGCATCACTGGGTGAGAACAAAGGGTACTTCCTGCTGGCCGACAGCGTCAACGGTGGGGCGCCTGGCGCGGTCAGTAATTCTGCCCGGGTGGCGGTGTATTACCCGAACCTGGTGGTGCCTTACACCCGCACGCTGGATGACAGCCAGGTTGCTGTTACCGGTTATAAAGACGGAAGTAACACGACGATTGCCACGCTGGCCGACCTTCGTAAAGTGAACGCTGACTTTGCCGTTACGATTGATAAAGCCCTCGCCGAAAAACGAAATGTCCCGCTGTCGCTTCCGCCTTCCGCATTGATGGCGGGGGTGTACAACAAGACAGACGGTGAACGCGGGGTGTGGAAAGCGCCGGCGAACGTGGTGCTCAATGGTGTCAGCGACGTCAGCGTCCGGGTCACCAATGAGCAACAGGCGGATCTGAACCCGAAAGGTATCAACGTCATTCGTCACTTCAGCGATCGCGGGCTGGTCGTATGGGGCAGCCGCACGCAGAAAGATGATGATGACTGGCGATATATCCCGGTGCGCCGCCTGTTCGATGCAGCAGAGCGCGACATCAAAAAGGCGCTGCAGCCGATGGTGTTTGAACCCAACAGCCAGCCGACCTGGAAACGGGTGCAGGCAGCGATTGATAACTACCTTCACCGCCTCTGGCAACAGGGGGCCCTGGCCGGCAATAAGGCGGAAGAGGCATATTTTGTGCGTGTCGGTAAAGGTATCACCATGACACAGGACGAGATTAACCAGGGACAAATGATTATTCAGGTAGGGATGGCCGCCGTGCGCCCGGCCGAATTCATCATCCTTAAGTTTACTCAGGACATGTCTCAGTAAAGGGGGAAACCCCTTTTCCGACTCTTTATAAGGATACTGTGATGGCAATGGTTCTTCCCGGGGTTTCGTACGATGAAACACTGTTAACGCAGGCGTCAGGCGACGATCCGGTGACGATGCCCCTGTTTATTGGTTATACCTCTGGCGCAGTGAAAGCGGACACAACGATGCAGCCCGTCAGTGTCGGCTCACTGACACAGGCGGGCAGCCTCTTTGGACAACGCGGGACGCTGGCGTACTCCCTGCGCCACTTCTTTGAAAACGGAGGCCGGCAGTGCTACGTGCTGTCCCTCGGGCCAGGGCAGGGAGAACCGGCCGCGCGTCTGCAGGCGCTGATTGCCGAATTACAGGCACCGCCGGTGCTGGAGGCGCTGTTAGCGGATGACAAAACTGGCCTGGTCCTGGTGCCGGAGCTGAGTGAGCTCAATGAGGTTAATACGTCCGGGGGGGCGGGTACGGCTGAGGCTGATGTCGATGCCCTGTGGTATCAGGGCTGGCAGGCGTTACTGACGCTGTGTCGTCAGGCCCCGCAGCGCTTTGCGCTGCTGGAGTTACCGGACTCTCCGGCGCAGGCGGTGACGCTGACCGGGCAGTCTTTTTCCGCTGACCTGTGCCAGCGCGGGGCGGCCTGGTGGCCACGACTGGAAACCAGTTACGAAGATGAAACGTCGGCACCCGTGGTGTTGTCCCCCCTGCCGGCCGTTGCGGCGGCCATTCAGCGCAGTGCCCACGATAACGGCGTCTGGAAGGCGCCGGCCAACATCCCGCTGGCCAGAACCCGTCGCCCGACCCGGAGTATCCTGACATCTCAGGCATTGCTGAATCATGACGGGGTGTCCTGCAACCTGATCCGCAGTTTTGTCGGGAAAGGTGTGCGCCTGTGGGGATGCCGGACCCTGGTCAATGAGGAGAACACGGCCTGGCGCTATATTCAGACGCGTTTGCTGGTCAGCAGCGTGGAGCACTACCTGTGCAAACTGGCGCGCGCTTACCTGTTTGAGCCGAATACGGCCCCGACCTGGATGAAATTAAAGGGCCAGGTCTGGACGTGGCTGCGTGAACAATGGCTGGCCGGCGCCTTTTTCGGCACGGTGGAGGATGAGGCCTTTTCGCTCAGTATCGGGCTGGATGAATCCATGACGGATGACGATATTCGCCAGGGAAAGATGATCCTGCAGGTACGTCTGGCGCTGCTGGCGCCCGCGGAATTCATTGCTGTCAGCCTGACGCTGGATCTGCGCGACGGCACGGCCAGCGCAAAAACCGAAGGATTATCATGATGAATACACCCGCGGTATCCCATCGTTTTCTTGTCAATTTTTTATTTAACAACATTCCCAGTCCGTTTGACATCGCGTTTCAGCGTGTCTCCGGGTTGTCGCGGACACTGGCCGTGAGCCAGCACCGGGAGGGGGGTGAAAATGCCCGCAATCTCTGGCTGGCCGAACAGGTGGATCACGGCAGCCTGGTGCTGGAGCGGGGCGTGATGAATGCCTCCCCCCTGACGCTGCAGTTTGATCGTGTCCTGCGCCGGGAAAGTACGCAGTGGGCCAACGTGGTGATCATGTTGCTGAACGAGCAGTCATTACCGGTGACCACCTGGACGCTGAGCCATGCCCTGCCGGTGCGCTGGCAGATGGGCGACCTGGATGCCGGCAGTAATCAGGTGCTCATCAACACACTTGAGCTGCGCTATCAGGATATGCGCATGCTGGGGATAAAACTATGACCGTCGAAATTCGTGAGTTGATCGTTCAGGTTGAGGTTACCGGACCTGCCCCTTCTGCCCCGTCCCTGCCGTTTGCGCAGCACCGTGAGTGGGACGACGAGCGGTGGGTGGAAAGAATTAAACAGGAGGTGCTGGAACAGCTGCTTGAAAGGGGGTCTCAGTGAGCTTACTTGAACGGGGGCTGTCAAAGCTGACCCTCAACGCCTGGAAAGATCGCGAAGGAAAAATCCCTGCGGGCAGCATGAGCGCGATGTATAACCCGGAGACGATTCAGCTGGATTATCAGACGCGGTATGACACCGAAGACACCATTAACACGGCGTCGCAAAGCAACCGCTATGTGATTTCCGAGCCGGTCGGCCTCAACCTGACCCTGTTGTTCGACAGCCAGATGCCCGGGAATACCACCCCGATAGAGACGCAGCTGGCGATGCTGAAATCCCTTTGCGCCGTGGATGCGGCCACCGGGTCACCTCACTTTTTGCGCATCACCTGGGGAAAGATGCGCTGGGAAAATAAAGGGTGGTTTGCCGGGCGCGCCCGTGATTTATCGGTGACCTACACGCTGTTTGACCGTGACGCCACGCCGCTGCGGGCTACCGTACGGTTAGGCCTGGTGGCGGATGAGAGTTTTGTTATTCAGCAATCCCTTAAGGCGCAAAGCGCCCCCGACCGGGCACTGGTCAGCGTACCGGATCTGGCCTCGCTGCCGCTGCTGGCGCTCAGTGCCAGTGGGGCGCTGGCCGGCAGCGTCGATCCGTTATCACTGGCCTGGGATAACGACCTGGATAACCTTGATGACTTTCAGTCCGGAGACATGCTGCGGGCGACGAAAGGGGGGGAGGCATGAGCCACATCACCCTGCACATTGCGGGCGAGCCGAGCACACTGGGGATCCGTCGCTTACGGGTACAGCAGCTGATCAATGAGATCCCGCTGGCACAGCTGGAGCTGCGTATTCCCACGGATAACCATGGCGCAGCGGATAACACGGTACAACGCGAAGTCAGCCGTTTTAGCCCTGGCGCCCGCGTGGTGATTGCCCTGGATAACAGTCCGCTTTTCGACGGTTATCTGGTGCAAAAGAAGATGCATCTGAAGGGAAAAGAGTGGTCCGTACGGCTGGAAGCGCGCCACGCGTTGCAGAAACTGACGTTTTTGCCCCACAGCCGGGTATTCCGTCAGCAGGATGACAGTACCGTCCTGAAGGGACTGCTGCAGTCTGCAGGGGTGAAACTGACGCAAAAAGCGACGGCGCAACTGAGCAGCAGACACGATCAACTGATCCAGTTTCGTCTCAGTGACTGGCAGTTTATTCGCAGCCGGCTGCTGTCCACCAACTGCTGGCTGCTGCCCGATGCCGCCAGCGACGCGGTGGTGATCAGCCCGCTGACCGACGCAGCAACGGCCTCGCGGCGGCTGGCTCGCGACAGTCACGATTACACGCTGTATGAAATCAATCTGAATTTTGATAACCGCTTTACGCCGGACAGCCTGTCGCTGCAGGGATGGGATATTGCCGCACAAAAGCTCACGCCGGCGCAAAAAAGCGCGGCCGGGGCATTTCGTCCCTGGAAGCCTGAGGGGCAGGACTTCCGGGCTTCCGCCGGGCGGCAGGACTACGCCCTGGCGTTCAGCATGCTGCCTGAAGCGCCGCTGCAGTCACTGTCGGACTCCTGGCTGAACTATCAACAAATGACCGGCGTACAGGGGCACATTGTGCTGGCAGGAACCCGGGACTTCGCGGCGGGTGAAAGCATCACCCTGAGCGGCTTTGGGGCGGGGCTGGACGGTACGGCGATACTGAGCGGGGTCAGTCAGCTGTTTGACACTGAGAATGGCTGGCGCAGCGAGCTGTTGATGGGGCTGCCGGCGTCCATACTGGAGCCTGCGCCACCGGTGCGGTCGCTGCATACCGGCACGGTAGCGGAGTTTACCGCCGATCCCCTGCATCTGGATCGGATCGCCCTGCACCTGCCAGCCCTGAATCTGCCCGACTCGCTGATTTTTGCCCGTCTGAGTAAACCCTGGGCCAGTCACGCGAGTGGATTCTGTTTTTATCCGGAACCCGGTGATGAAGTGGTGGTGGGGTTTATCGACAGCGATCCGCGTTACCCGATCATCCTGGGGGCGATGCACAACCCGAAAAATATCGCGCCGTTCCCACCGGATGAAAAGAACAACCGTAAGGGACTGATTGTGAGTCAGGCCGACCAGACACAGGCCCTGATGATCGACACCGAAGAAAAAACGCTGAAGCTGATGGCCGGTGACAATACTCTCACCCTGGCCGGCGAGGGGGACATTGCCCTGCATACGCCGAACGCCCTGCAACTGCAGGCCGACGGTAACCTGTCGATCGCGGGCAAGCAGCAGGTGGATATCGCCAGTGAGGGAGAGGTTGCCATGCGTACGACGAAAGACCTGCAACTGCAGGCCGACGGTAACCTGTCTGTCAACAGTAAAGAGCAGGTGGAGATCACCAGCGCGAAAATTAACATGAAACAATAACCCATTACGGCGAGGCTGAAATGAGTAACGACGTATTAACAGAGACACTGGGGCAGTGCTGGGCATTCCCGCCGCAGTTTGCACCCGACGGCGTGTCCCTGACGGCGGGTGTTGAGGCGGTGATGCAGAGTCTGCGTGTGCTGTTTATCACTGAGCCGGGAGAACGCATTATGCGTGAGAGCTATGGCGGGGGCATGCATGACTTCATCTTTGAGAATATCACCGATGAACTGCTGGCCGGTATCCACAACCGGATCGAAGAAAGCATTCTGCGCCATGAACCCCGGGCGCTGCTCAGGGACGTCATTATCCAGCCGGACACACAGGACGCGAGTCGTCTGCGGGTGCAGATAACCGTGTCTCTGTCGGGCACGGATCTGGTCGAGACGGTGGACGGCACGCTGAACATCAATGAAGCGCAGACGCTGAGGTTACTGTGA